TAGGGTTAGCGCGTCTGAGAGATCAGACCTCGGCGTAGGAACCGAGTAAGGAAAAATTAAATTAACAACAAAATATATGGCCCCTTTGCGATGGTTAATTCCTACGCGTCTGTTGCCGCTTTTTTCGCCACCGCTAGGGGTCGCCTTTTTTAAATGAAATTAGTAAAACAACCTCAACGCCTATTCGTCCAGATGAAGAAGGCAGTATTGAGAGAGGACTTGATGAAGATCACAGATGATGTGGTTCAAGCAATGGTTCTCGGACAAATGCTATTCTGGACTAAAACCCTAGACAAAGTAAACGATTGGCTTTTCGAGGAGAACAAGCGACTAGCTGAATACGATTTCCCGCAACACGAATACAACTACGGCTGGATATACAAATCCGCAAAACAAATGCGGGAAGACTTAATGAACGCATTCAGCGAGGATTCAATCCAACGAGCATTCGCATCGCTTACAAAATCGGGAGTTCTTCTGAAACGGAACAACCCACTTTGCGGGTATGACAGGAAACTTCAGTATCGAATTGATCTGATTTTACTGCGCCGAAAGCTCAAGGAAATCGGTTGGGAAATGACAGATTTTGTCATGGATTCCATTCCGCAGGATGCGGCTTTCATTCCGCAGGGTGCGGAATCAATTCCGCTATGTGCGGGAGCAATAGCAGAGATTAAAACAGAGAGTAAAAACAAAGAACTACCCCTAACCCCTTCACAGGGGGAAGAGGAAAACTCGGCAATGGCCTCGTCTTCCACAAGCGATGAGCTTCCATTGTCTGACGACAATCAGGGTGCTACCGCACAAGTAGGCAAAGCTAACGCTTTGTTTTCAATACCCCCCCAAACTATGAAGACGGATACATTGCGCGGTCAGCGTAAATCCCCCCCCAAGCCGCGCCAACCAAAACTCGTCGATGATGCCTTTATCGCTGAACTCAAGAAACTCAACCCCACGAAAGATGTCGATGCCGAAGTCATCGCCGCGAAGAACTGGCTACTCGCCCACCCACCACGCCAGTTCACCAAACCATTCTTTTCTTCATGGATCAACCGAACAAAAGCGACGATTGATCCCGAAGAAAGCTGGAAACCAACAACCATCTAACGATTATCGTTACCGATAAAATGAAACCAGAAAAGAAACCAACCTATAACTTCAAAGTCGTAACCCCAATGAAAGATGTTCCTGTTCGATCATCGTCCGAGCAAGCTGCCTTGTCGCTGATGATGCAAGACCCAGATATCCTAACCAAGCAAAACTGGGATACCTCGTATTTCGTCCTAGAAGCCCATAAAATCATTTTTGATGCGATAAAGGCTGTCCATAGCCGAGCTGGCAGGGCCGACGAGTTTATGGTCATTGCAGAGCTAGAGAACGCTGGCCTGAAAGAACTGGCTGGTGGGGATACTGCGATCTACGACATTCTGTCCTGCATAACAATGTTTCCAGGCAAAGTCTGCCAAGACATCGCTGACGATTACAGATGCGAATTACGGAAAGCCAAAGCTTATCGCGATCTTATCTCATACTGGGAAGCAAATGAGCAAGACATCCGCCAAGGTCGTGGAAACATGGAAGAATTATCGTTAACGATAAACGCAATCCAGCATGATGACTCCAAGCCAAAACGGACAAAGAAGGAAATGCTGAACCAGATCATCGACGAGATGGAAGGTAAGGCGAAGAAGGATTGTTATTCGACTGGATTGATTCTCCTAGATAGAAACATGGGTGGAGGAATGCACAAGGGAGAGATGATGACTGTCGCCGCCGAAACTGGTGGTGGTAAATCTATCCTCCTAGTCCAAGCTATAGTAGCGAATCTCCTTGAAGGGAAATCCTGTTTGTTCTTTTCACTCGAAATGTCAGGTGAAGATATTTACCGCCGACTCGCAGCTAACATGGCAGGCGTTCCAGTAAGGGAGATGGAGGACTACAAATCAGAATATGGAAGAGAGTTGCCAAAAATAATAGATGCGCTAACAAAGTTATATTCTCTTCCAATCGAAGTGATTGACTTCATGCACGATATGGATTCCATTGAGACAGAGATCAATAGGGCGGCAAGTGAGAATCGCGCAGATGTCATTGCAGTGGACTACATTCAGATTCTGAATATGAATGAGGCAGATAGCAGGGAAAATGCTATATCCGAGGCCGCTAGAAGGCTAAAAACTCTAGCTGCAAAGCATAAATCGGTGCTATTTACGGCCTCCCAAGTCAATGATGAGGGCCGTTTAAGGGAGTCCAGAGCCATAGGAATGCACTCAGATCAGGTAGTCCAGATCGAGCATAAGAACGAAAAGAGTAGGATTATTGTCAAAAAGAACCGCCGTGGAGCTAGAAACTATACTATCCCTGTAGAGATGAAGGGAGATGTCAGCAAGTTCATAGAACAGTTCTAAATGATTTTTATTGACATACCGCAAAGTGAAAATGTAGTTTCTGATTCCATGAAAACTGTATTCACAGTAATCGACAATCTCCGTTCATATAACAAATGGAGGCGAGGAGATGAGGATGTTGATATGCCTAATCCTACTAACATTGGTATATGGATAGACGAAATCTGTGATGAAACAGAACGCATGGCAATGGAAATAGAAGAAATCAAGAAAGCACTCAATGAACTCCAGAGCTAAAGGAGCAAGAGGTGAACGCATATGGCGAGATGAACTTCGCGCCCAAGGATTCACCGCTCGTCGTGGTCAGCAATTTGCTGGCGGTCCTGATAGCCCAGATGTCATTTGCGAGGAACTGAACAACCTTCACCAAGAAGTTAAGTTCGTTCAGAGCCTCAATCTTGACAAAGCCTGTGAACAAGCTGAAAGAGATTCGCGTGGGAAGCGTTGGATCGTAGCCCACAAGAAGAACAACAAAGCGTGGAAGGTAACGATGTCGTCCGATACATTCTTCGCAATCCTCCGCGAGGGATTGGACGCCGTAAAATAAAATAATAGATTCTAGTTTTATCGTTAACGATAATCTTCCAGAACTCAAACTAAGCGAAACCATATATTCCTGCGAATGAAACACCGTTACCATATCCTCGGGCTTCCTCACACAGTTTCTAGCAAGAGGTATAACGCCTGCGCCTATACCCAGAAGGTCGTTAAATTTGGAAAGATGATGACCGATCGCGGCCATGAGGTGCTGCACTACGGACATGAAGACTCTGATCTACAATGCACAGAGCACATCACAGTCTTAACCAACGAAGACTTTGAGAAGAGCTATGGGACACATGACTGGAGGAGCAAATTCTTCAAGTTCAATACTGGCGACCATGCCTACCAAACCTTCTTCAAGAATGCCATCGAGGAGGTGGGGAAGAGGAAGCTAAAGAATGATTTCATCCTACCATTCTGGGGAAGTGGAGTCAGGCCAATCTGTGACGCGCATCCAGATATTATCTGCGTAGAGCCTGGGATTGGGTATGCTGGAGGACATTGGGCTAGATGGAAAATCTTTGAATCCTACGCAATCTATCATGCTTATTGCGGACTCAAGAATGTAGGGCAATGCAATCAAGATTGGTATGAGGTAGTCATCCCAAACTATTTCGATGTGGAAGATTTCGACTACTGCGACCAGAAAGAAGATTACTTCCTGTATCTTGGCCGTGTATACAACGGAAAAGGTGTAGATATAGCTATCCAAGCCACCCAAATAGCAGGCAAAAAGCTAGTCATTGCAGGCCAAAAAGAGGATGGTTACAAGCTACCAGACCATGTTGAGTATGTTGGATACGCTGATGTTCCAACGAGAAAGAAGCTAATGTCTAAAGCTAAAGCCAGTTTCCTTGCTTCTATGTATGTCGAGCCATTCGGTGGTGTCCAAGTGGAGAATCTTCTATCAGGAACACCAACAATAACGACAGACTGGGGATCATTCGCGGAGAATAATATCCACGGAAAGACAGGCTTTAGATGCAGGACTATGGGAGACTTCGTAGACGCAATCAATAACATCGACCAGATCAAGCCATACGATTGCAGAATGTTTGGAGAGAACTTCAGCCTAGATAAGGTAGCTCCGATGTATGAGAAGTATTTCGAGGATATTCTAGATGTATGCCAAGGAAAAGGGTGGTATGCCGAAGGGAATGGTTTATACGCTTTAGAAAAATATTATCCATGAGCTTTTAATCTGATTGCTTGGAAATCTACTGCGATACATAAAAATATCTTGACACCATGACAAGATGATAGCATATTTGGGTGACAATTTACACAAATTGTAATTATGTGCCCAAAATGCAAATCCAAGAAAACAGAAATCTACAATTCAAGAAAGAACGGAAAGCATAGAGGCTCAGTATGGAGGAGAAGGAACTGCCTAAAATGCTTCCATAGCTGGACAACAATAGAAGTATCACAAAAACACTATGACGAACTGAGCAGGCAGGCTAGTTCATTGGAGACATTAAGAACACTTGAAGAAACATCTACAGATATTATCGGAAAAGTTAAGAGACTTCTTTCCGAGAACGGAGATACCAGTCATGTTTATGATGATAGCTATGATCCTAATAGGGATTACCTACAATATATTCAAGACAAGAAGTCCAGAGAAGCCAAAAGACTGTCCAACCTGCGGCCAGTTAATAGAAAAGAAAAATGAAAGATATATTTTTTGACCTACTAATCATGGCGATCATCGTCTATACCATCACAATAATCGTATACTACTACGGCCCGAACCAATGAACGAACGACCTAAATTTATGACACATGAGCGTATAATGGCAGGTGAAGAATATGTTTCGTATTCTGATTACTTGATGCTTCAGCGCGAGCGCGACGAGGCGCGGATGGCGTTGGAGGAAGAAACCAAGTTCCACCATCGCACCCACGCAGAACTAATCCAGACTCAATGCAGACTTACAGATGTGACGCAAGCTATAATTGCCACCCTAGAAGAGAATCGTCACCTAGCAGATGGAGACGATTGCACATTAGCTAAACTGAAATCAGTAGTTCCAGACTGGAAATAAATACATGAGATATTTTTGCATCGGACTTCCACATACCGTTAGTAGTAAGGTGTTTAACGCTTGGGAGGATGAGAAATGAGCATTCTAGAAGAAGCACTGGAAGTTACTAGTGGAGAACGCCGAAGGGACTACGACGCCGCCCTTCCAAACCACGAAAGGATAGCAAGGCTGTGGAACGCATATCTAGCCTGCCGAGCAAAAGACGCTGGAGAACCAATCTCCGCCTTAGATGCAGCGCACATGATGATTCTGTTGAAAATCGCAAGAGCCTGCAAGACTCCAACCAGAGATACATATGTTGATATAGCTGGATACGCAAGATGCGCGGCAGAGATCTCAGGACTAGAATGAATACACTAAAAGACTACATCACCTCCAGAAAGCTAGACGAAACCAAAATACTAAACATACTTCAAGACCACGGAATCATATCTGATAACT